AGTGATTACGGCCCATAGGAGTTCCTATGAACATCGCTTGGCCCTTCTGGTCAGCTAGGGCAGGCCGTAGGATGGTTTCCCATACACTAGGCTTCATATCCGCATATTCGTCCATGACAAGGAACTTCAGGGATACACCACGCATTGTTTCTGGACGGTCAGCACCTTTGAGACTGATGGTAGCACCGTTGACCAGTTTGATTGTCAGGTTGTTAATGTGGCTACCTGTGATGACTGGGTTACCCAAGTCCATTAAGGTGTTCCACATGATGTCTCGTGCTTGGCCCTGCGTTGGAGCTACATAGAAGACGTGTCCTCGCTCAGTCTGCAGAGCGTTGATAATGAGCATCCATGCCGCTAGACGGGACTTACCAGTACGACGACCTGCGGCAATGACTTTGAATCGCACAGGGTCACTAAAGACATCCTGTTGCCACGGTAAGAGTTCGACATTGAGTTCTGTACTCAAGCCTTAGCGTCCTTCATAATGTCGACAAGCTCTTTACTACGACGACCTACTTGACGATACCACTTAGAGTCAATCATCTCATTAGCGGCCATCAGGTAGTTACCTTCATTGACGTAACGTAGCATATTCTTGAACTTTGCTAGACGATTACGACCAAGGTTGAATGCCATGTTCACAAGAACCCTTTGGGCATCTGGAGCTTGTCCTGCAAAGTTTAAGACAAGAGCACAGGCATCCGTATAAGCGACATCACAGTCTTTACGGAAGACATCAAGGATTCTTTCGTCAGTCACAGGTGTGCCGACAGGCCAAGTGTGCTCCATGTCTTCTTCGGTAACCATATGGCCGATGCCAAAGGTCGGGTATCCTTCAGAACACAAGTAGATCTCAGTGACGTAACCTTCGTGACGAACTAAGTCTTCTTTTACAATTTCGATTAGTTCATCCTTCGTCATCAATCACCTCCGCATCTATTATGTCTTCTTCAGTGGAAACCTTAGGGTCACCAATGCCACTAATGGTAATCGACACTGCAGGACGACCACCACTAGCATTATCTTTCTCAAAGTAACTCACAGGCAACATACGATCCATTAAGAGTTTCCAAGCCGCCGCTTGGTTTTTATGGTCATCGTTTAGTGCCGCATCAAGAATGCTATCTAAGACCTTTTTGGACTTAGGTGAAGCCAACATCCTAGCTTTATATTCATTGATGATTGCGGTGTCGCCCGGAGGTCGACCAACCTTGTTCCTTTTTGTTGGCATTTTTGATTCGACATCTTGTTTTCTAGGTCGACCAATCTTTTTACCATTAGGGCTTAAGGTTTCTTTGTAATCTGACACAAGTATTTTCCTTCTTAAGTGTTATGAGGGTACTTGATTGTAAAACATAACGACTAATTCTTAACGAATCACTCAATAGTTGCTCATTTGTACTTAATATACCTATATTATACCATAAAAATAACCAAAAGTCAAGAGGTATACTTAAGATTCCTTAGGATGCCCCAAGTTTACCCTTTTGTCAACCCCTTAGAGTCACTTTTTTATTACTTTTTTACTATAATTATCAAAATAGTTATCATATAAGAGTCATAATGCAAATCATTCGTATTTACATTAGTTTCTTAGGGGTTTCCTGAGGGTTTCTTTAGCAAGTCTAGGTGGGTACACTAAAATAAATAAAATACCTAGGGGCTCCCCCGGGGGTTATCCACAGGTTACCCACAAGAAAACAAAAGAAATCCACAGAAAAACCAAAGTTATCCACAGGAGCCAATGGCCTGTGGTGACACTTGAGCACACCTAAGGAGGCATCAGTGTTCTAAAGTGTGGCGAATGTGTGTGCTTTATGGTGCCTATGGCCACACCTAAGAAACACTATCGACAACCCAAGATTGATTGATAAATACAATTAGGTCATGGTTGACCATATGCATATAATGACCACACACACACAGGAGAACTACTATGATTAACTTCAAGACTAAACAAGAGTACACCAATACTAACGCAGAGATCCTCGCGGACTCTGGCTATAGCTCACCATACTGGTTGACCTTCAAGCAGGCTCTAGAATTAGGCATGGTCGTCAAGAAAGGTGAGTCAGGAACAGAGCTCAAGCGTGTCGTGATTAAGAAGGTCAAGAACAAAGAGACCGGAAAGATTGAGGAAAAGAAACTACTCAAGCGTTTCTATGTGTTCAACCTAGAACAAATCAAGAAGCGTGAGACAACAGGAGAGGAGGCGTGAGCCTCCCAAGGAGAAACAGCATGAAAACATTGACTCAAGCACAGATCGCCAAGGCGACTTTTGACCACTGCCGCGCTCATGAGAATGTGGCTGACCTGTCAGACAAGCAGGTCTGGGTTATTGGCTATATGTATGCCGGGTGGGTGACTGACCATTACGGAGCCGTCACTAATCACAAGCTCCTTGAGGTCATGCCTGAGGGCATGGCTGAGGTCATGGAACGGTTTGACCTTGACCGTGAGATGTGGTTTGCGAGCCGCCCATGAGCCCACTGATGAGCCTAGGTTGCGCTAGGCGAAACCCTCAGGTATCTTGAGGGTCTGGGTAGCAACACAGAGGAGAACTACCATGAACACAGTCACAAAACAGCAAGCTGAAAAGCTAGCAACAGACTACAATGCATTTAATAAAGCATACGATGCAGACGACCACAGAGGGGTTGTCTGTTGGGGCGAAATGCTCCTAGAGACTCAGAGAGAGCTAGGGATTGGGATATACACTGAGGAGCTCCTAGAGTCTATCCTTTGGTCTGCTCGTCGAGCGATCAAGACAAAACGCTATGTCGTCAAGCAGTCAGTGGACACGCTAGACACTAATCCAAAAGTCAGCGCACCATTAGAAAAATGGGAAGCTGAGGAGCTCGCTAGTGAATGGATTCAAGAGGCGATAGATTGGACAGTAGCACACTGGTCTTATACTCTCTCTGAAAAGGAGCTAGACGAAATCAGAGAGAATGAAACAGCACTAGTCAAGATCGAGGAGGTCTGATATGGATTTAGCTATCAACTATCTAATCACTAAAGAGGCTGACGGTTTCTATCATCTACATGAAAAAGCTGTCAGGAAGGATAATTATCTTTGGATTGGTAGATACTCAGGATCAGAGGAACCAATCAAAAAGGCTGAGGAGTATACTGAAAGACACGGAGGAACGATCACAATAGATCTCAGAGGATCTAATGCCCACTGATGATGACTAGGTTGCTCTAGTCGAAACGATCGGTCTATACTGGTCGTCTGGGTAGCAACACAGAGGAGAACTATCATGAGAAAAATTGAAAAAGAAATGAACTACGCTATTGCTCAAGGTCGCAATTGGTCATCAGCTAACACAATGGTCAGAGTCGAGCCAGAGACGAGACTACGCAAGGTCTACCTTCACGGACACCATATTGCTGACGTTGATGTGTACAACAGTGGTTGGGGTTGGTCTGGTCATGTCAAGCCAAATCTAGAAACACTGGCAGACTGGCCGACGAATACGACGAAATCTAGGCTGAGAGCCTTAGGTGTTGATGTCTACACACGCAACCACACCACATACGTTGATGGTGTGCCAGTCATCTAATGGGGTTGACAGTCTGATGGAGTGCTCTATACTGGGCACTCTTTCAACAGGAGAAAACAGATGAAAGCATATATTGAACTGATCAATGAAGCACTCAACCTAGGATTCTCAATCAGTGTGATATCAGAGGAGGAACTAGAGATTGACGGATCAACCGATAAGGATGAGATCGTTGATATGGTCGAGAATCTAGATATGTCATGGTTAGAGTTCTACGATAGCGACCGATGCTATCGAGGATCAGCAACTATCAACCTATGCGTTGATGATGATGAGACAGTGTCGGATTACTCAATCAACCACACCAAAGACACTTGCGCCCCTCAGAACTGCGACAAGTGGATTCAGGAGTGGTTTAACAGAGTCGTAATGGCTTGACCAATACTAGAGTGGTCTGTACTATGCAGACCACATCTCAACACAGGAGAGACACAATGGAATTACTAGGTGTTATTCTGGGATGGCTTTTGTCGCCCTTTCGTGATCCAATGGACGAATCAGGAACCAACCGATATTGGGAGCATCCTGATTTTGAAGCTGAAAGTAATACAACAAAGGAGTCAGCTAATGACAGACCATGAGCAACAATACGACCCACAATTGCAATGGGTCATCGATGAGGTGGTCTTTGCGATCACTCAACAGAAACAGACTGACGCTGTCTGGTTCGACGTCTATGAGACGATCACGGGCTCGACGGCTGACGAGGCTTGGGACGAATATCAAGCGCAACAGAGAGCCGATGCAGAGGGCGAGGCTCGTTATGAACAGGAGAAATACGATGCAGAACGACTTTATGGTTGACCTTGAGGTCGATATTTACCTGTCTTGTGTTAATTTGGCGAGAGACATTAACGAGGAGCTTAACAGCATCGAAGAGATGCTTGACATAGCTCTGTTTGATATCTTTTTGGAGTATGTTCATGATTAAAGGAAACAGACGATGAACAAAGTTCCACCAGTAGAGCGTGATCTACTCACAGGAGGTCTCACGATGTCTTGTGCATCGCTATGGTATAACTTCCTCGCTGAGGAGTTCGATTGGCAGGGTAATAGGTCACTATCAGAATATTACAAACGTCGAGCACAGGAGCTTTCCGTGGCTCCTACGGGCTCTTTACATGACAATCAACTAGAGAAGGCAATTAAACAATGGAAACGATAACTTTTGCGGATGTAGCGTTGCTTTTTATAGCGACAATTGGAGTTTCAATGACTGTCGGAGGTCTGGCTTTTTGGGTCATCATGGCAATTAAAGACTGCAAGGAGAACGATTAATGTTGGTGACGTTGATTACTTTATGTATACTGTTTACAATGGCAATACTGTT